CATCGGAGCTTTTCGGGCTGGCGCAAGCAGCAACGATTCTAGGCGATATGGCTGCGGTCTACTTCGTGTCCGTTGCGGGTATACTGGCTGCGTTCTTTGGCGCTCAAGCATGGTCAAATAGGAAATAAGTATGAGTATTGTTGCATCGTTAGTAGGGCCGGTCACAGGACTGCTGGACAAGTTTATTGAGGACAAGGATCAGAAGAATGCCTTGGCTCACGAAATTGCCACAATGTCTGAGAAGCACTCGCATGAGGCGCTCAAGGGTCAGCTTGAAATTAACAAGATGGAAGCTGCACATAAGTCGTTATTTGTTGCTGGGTGGAGACCTTGCATCGGCTGGATATGCGCCCTTGGTTTACTGTACAACACTATTATCGCCAACATTCTCGGGATTTGGGTAGATGTGCCAGAGGTAGATACAACGCTACTTGTACCCGTTATGATGGGTATGCTTGGGTTAGGCGCTATGCGCTCCTACGAGAAGGTCAATCAGGTAGCTAGAGAGAAGTAATGGGCGATTTAGTCGAGATGGTGAAACGCCATGAGGGCGTCAAATCTAAGGTGTATTTGTGTACTGCGGGTTTTGAGACCATAGGCGTAGGCCGAAACATCTCAGAGTCTGGCTTGGGCCTATCTCCCGATGAGATTGACTACTTACTACATAACGACTTAGAGCGTTGCCACCAAGAACTGCAAGATGCGTACTATTGGTACGGAGGGCTGAACAAAGCTAGACGTGACGCAATGGTCGATATGTGCTTCAATCTAGGCATCACGCGGTTGCGCGGATTTGTTAAAGCTCTGGAAGCTATGTCTCGGGAGCAGTTTGACATCGCCGCTGATGAGTTTATGGATAGCCGTTGGGCTAAACAAGTCGGCAACCGTGCTGTAGAGGTGACTGAAATGATCCGTACAGGCGAATACCGGTGAAAACTCGAAATAGTCCGCGAGCATTGGGTGGGGGTGTAATAGACCCCGCACACGTTGTAGAGATTGTATGCGATGCTTGTGGGTTTGATTTAGATGAATCGGAACTAGAAGCGGACACTTGCTCGGATTGCGGCGCGGCGCTTAACTTGAAGCAAAACATAGCTATACAAGTTACTACGCTACCCCCTGCGTTTGGCGCATCTAGCTAATGGATACAATATGCCTTTACAGAAGTTACAGTTTAAGCCCGGAGTAAACCGAGAGAATACACGGTATACAAGCGAAGGCGGCTGGTACGAGTGCGACAAAGTACGGTTCCGCCAAGGTATGCCTGAGAAGATCGGTGGGTGGGTACGTATATCGGACACCACGTTCCAAGGTGTGTGCCGTTCACTGCATAACTGGGTTACGTTAGGTAGTCAGGATCTGATCGGTGTGGGCACTAACCTGAAGTTCTACATCGAAAACGGTGGGGCTTATAGCGACGTTACGCCGTTACGGGAAACTACTGCCGCAGGTGATGTGACTTTTGCCGCTACAGATGGCAGTGCTACGTTAACTATTACCGACGCGGGACACGGTGCTATCGAGGGCGATTTTGTTACCTTTAGCGGGGCAGTATCTCTTGGCGGTAATATAACCGCAGATGTCTTGAATCAAGAGTACCAAGTTGGCCCCGCCCCTACCGCAAACACGTACACGATAACCGCTACAGCCACTGCGAATGCGTCTGATACAGGCAACGGCGGAAGCTCTGTAGTCGGCGCGTATCAAATAAACATTGGCCCTGCGTTCGCTACACCACTGACGGGTTGGGGTGCCGGTAGCTGGAGTGCGGGCGTGTGGGGTACAGGAGGCACCTCTGCGGAGTCTATTCGTGTCTGGAGCCAAGCTAATTTTGGCGAAGACTTAGTGTTCGGCCCTCGTGGCGGGGGTGTCTACTACTGGGATGCTACAAATGGCCTAAACACTCGCGCACAGTTAGTTACAGATGCCTTTTCTAGCACGGCGTCTAACGTACCTACTAAACAAAACCTGATCCTTGTTTCTGACATAAATCGGTTTGTGTTTTGTTTAGGAACTAACTTGTTAGCTAGTGCTACGTTTGACCCTATGCTAATCCGATGGGCAGACCAAGAAAGCGTAAGTAACTGGACGCCCGCTGCAAACAACCAAGCTGGTGATCTACGTCTGTCTAATGGTTCAGAGATCGTCGCGGCTGCACAAGCTCGTCAAGAGGTATTAGTGTGGACTGACTCTGCGCTTTATTCCTTGCAGTACGTAGGGGCACCTGCTGTATGGGGCGCACAATTAGTAGGAGAAAACATCTCTACAGCGTCTCAGAACTGCGTAGCCTACGCCAACGGTGTAGCCTACTGGATGGGTAAGGATAAGTTTTATAAGTACGACGGGCGGACTCAACCATTACGCTGCGACATCCGCAGGTACATATTCGATGATTTTAACTCGCTACAGTATGAACAGGTGTTTGCCGGTACTAACGAGTCTTTCCATGAAATTTGGTGGTTTTACTGTTCTGCTGACGCGCAAACCTCTGACAGATACGCGGTGTACAACTACCAACAAGACATTTGGTACTACGGTACGTTAGAACGTACGGCATGGCTTGATTCCGGGTTACGAGACCGCCCGCTTGCTGCTACGTACAGCTATAACCTTGTGAATCACGAGCAGGGTACAGACGACAATCAGACTACGACATCGGCACCGATTGCGGCGAACATATCCTCCGCTCAGTTCGACATAGAAGACGGGCACCAGTTTGCGTTCATCTGGCGGGTTATACCGGATATTACTTTTAACGGTTCTACAGCAACTTCTCCTGCCGCGACAATGACCTTACTACCCCTTGCTAACTCTGGTGCGGGGTATAACTCGCCTCTGTCGGAAGGAGGGTCTAACAACGGCACGATCACACGAAGCGCGGTGCTACCAGTAGAAGCGTTTACACAGCAGCTTAATACTCGGGTGCGGGGGCGGCAGTTAGCGGTTAAAATAGAGTCTACTGAAGAGGGTGTTACGTGGCAGTTAGGTACCCCTAGAATCGACATGCGGGCAGACGGTAGACGTTAATGGCGGTAGATAACACCAGATACAATGTACCGTTCCGCGCTCCAGCACTGCCGTACCCTCCGCAGGGGTATGACCAACAAGCGTTTGAAGAATTCAACAACGTACTGCGTATTTACTTCAACCAGCTTGATAACGCACTGAGAAACGCTATGGCAGTTCAAGAACCGTATGAGTTACAAGTATCTAAGGGGCAAGTCGCTGGGGCTTCTACGGAATACAAGTTTGGCTTTAACCCAGACGTAAACGGTACAGAAGAAAGTATCTGGGCGCATGGTGGGGATTATCCGTGGGCTACGGCGGCGTTTACTGCGTTTATTAGTAGTTCTAGCACCGCAGATACTAGCGCAGGTACAGGTGCACAGACTGTTACTATAGAAGGCTTAGACGAAAACTACGCCGCTCAAAGCGTCACCGTAAACATGAACGGGCAGACACAGGTGCAGATTGGCGATGCGTCAGGATGGCTTCGAGTAAATCGTGTGTTTGTTGCTACGTCAGGTAGTGGGGGCACTGCGGCAGGGGACATATATGTTTCTGTTTCTGGAGCAACTGCGGGGGTACCTACAGGTGATACATACGCAAAAGTTGCGGCTGGGGATAACCAAACACAGCAGGCGATATATACTGTACCCGCAGGCTCAACCTTCTATACAGACGACGTTACGTTTACCGCAGCTATATCCTTAGCTAATAAAAACGTCACCGCTAAATTCGTCACTCGTGAGTTTGGGTCTAACACGTTTAGAACACGTCTAATACAGACGCTACAAAGCAATTTTCTGCGAGTGCCGTTTGATTACCCTCTGGCTATACCAGAAAAAACAGACGTTGAATGCCGAGCGACTACCGATACTACGAATGTAGAAGTCGGCGCGTCGTTCCAAGGCGTTTTGATAACTAACTAGGGGCTGTAGATCATGTTCCAATTTCCCTCCGGTAACAGGTTACACGTTGTCACCAGTCTGCTGGAGGTATCGTAGTGGCTATTAACTATACGCAATCCTTCATTAACAGTTATAGAGATTTGCTAACGCAAGGCGCGGACTACTACGAAATTAACGACGTAGATGAAGTTGATAATTGGTATGACGATGCGTACAACGATTTAATTCAATCTACGCTTAGTGTATCTGGATCTAAGAATTTAGGTGGCGCTCAGATTGGAAGGCCCGGTGGTAGAGGAGGGCAAGGGCCGTGGAAGCTATTTGTAACTCCTGATAATTACATGGAGAACTCTGACGCTCCTGACTACCTAATCGACATATTCGGCAAAAATAAAGAAGGTAAACCTCGTGTCGAGGATGAGGCACGCCAAGCCTATGCGGTCTTGGGGGTCACGGATTCTCCAGAAGAGATGGCTACTGTTCTTGGTGGGTATTACGGAATAGATTTTTCACCTGTAACACAAAAACTAGGCCGGTTTGGCGGTAACTTAGAGAGTCATACAGATTCTTCAGAAGCACAACTCGCTGAATTTCAGTCGTTTATCGAGCCTATCCTACAAGAGCAAATACCTTTCTTGCAGATGACTCGCGGGTTGAAATACCAAGACGCATTACGAGCCGCATTTAATGAAGACCCCATGATTCAGGCGCTATACGGTAAGTATGGTGTTAGCCCCATGCGGCAGACGAAAGACGGTTCTACCTATATATACGATCCGTTTACCTACGGCGAAATACGCACAAAAGAAGTTAAAGATAAAGACTTTCAAAAAGCCTTTAACATCGTAGCTGCTGTTGCTGGTGCATACTTTTATCCGCAGTTATTGGTCAAATATGCTGGAATGTCGCTCCCTGCCGCTACTGCTGCTGTCGCCGCTAAGAGTGCAATTGTATCTGGTGAGGATTTTGAAGGTGTACTTAAAAGCGCGGGACTATCTTTCATTGGCGCAACCGCTGCTGAAAAACTAAGTAATGCTAAAGCAGCTTACGAAACCCTTGCCGCTGCTGGCCCCGGTGCGTCGTCTCTAGCTGCCCAAGCGTTGACAGAATACAACACAGCTAAAGCTCTATACGTCGCTGCTAACGTAGGCACAGGCGCTATGACTGGCAATGTTGGTGCAGGTGTCCTTGCAGCGTTCGGCGGCTCTTTGACTACCAATGCTCTTAACAAAGTAGGACTCACGCCAGAACTTCTTGCTAGAGCAGGTGTAGATCAAGGACTACTAGTAAACGGCTTAGTTAAAACTCAAATAGAGTTAGCTAGAGGCGCAGATCTTGACGCTGCTTTAGCTGTGGGTCTAGGGCAGTACGTCATGTCTGGTGGGGGCATAGCAGGGATAAATAAAGACACCTTCTTCGAGAAGATGGGCGAGGTGTTACGCGGCACTGGTGAAGCTATATTTGGTACTGGCAAAGAAAACCCAATAGACCGTAGCGAACTCACCGCGTCATTAAACGCTAACTACGGCGACAGTTACGAATATGGAAAAGAAGCAGACTCGTTTAGCTCTTTCTACTCTAACGCCAACGTACCCGAAGAGTTACTTCTTGATAACGGCGCACAGTGGGTATTTCAGCGCAACGGTACTGTAAAGGACATAAATTCGGGGTTTTCTTTTGACCCTAATCAAAGCCCAGAGACACTAGCCCTACTGCTTAAATTAGAGGCAGAGGGGCGAACTCAAAACTTTGATATGTCCGCTAACGAAGCGCGGGAGATGCTGTCTTCCTCCGAACTTCAAGGACTTTTGGGGCCAGCAGTAAGTGATCTTGCTGTAGCGGAAATGCCCGATACAGAATTGCCCGAGGGGTGGAGACTCGCCTATGGAGGGTACGACGGTCTTATTGAACAGTTAAATAGAGGCAAGACACTAGAAGAGATACGAGCAGAGTTAGA